GTTGTTTTTAGTTGGGTGGTAGATTGGGTTTTTGGTACCAACTATCGTAACGACATTTATGTCGCAAATAAGGTCAATATGACCTTCCGTGTTAATGAAAAAATCGACACAGTTTTACAGACTGATGTTCGTCCAATCTTCATGCAAATTTCCAAGGTTAAGTCCAAGGATCCTGAAGTACACACGGTTATAATTTCAGAAGGCCACAATAATAGTTTTAAATCTAAAGAAATCCTTGTTTCTATGGCATATTTTAAAGAAATCATATCGATGGTAAAAATTACTTCACCACTCGAGGATTTTTCGTCAATTGAACCTAAAATCTTACATAACATGGCTTCTATTAATTATATTAATGTTGACGCAACTATGGTCGCTGCGCAACAACTTCTGTTTAATACCCATTATTTTATAAGGCATTATGTCATTCACATGAGACAGAAAGCCGCCACGTTTTTCCGACCACAGTCGGATTTCGTGGTCCCAGTGTGCTAATGAGGCACGTGCAGTTCGGATACAATGCTGACGAGGCGATCTTGCCTACGATTCAGCATGATCATTTTGATAACAAAGGAAATCGGCATGAAATTGTCGATGATCTAAAAATCCTTCGTTTCAAAGCTACAAATGATCGTCCCGTTGTATCCGTATCATTAGGACCCCACTTAGTCGGGGCTGCCGCGCCGCATGTCAATCCTGGTCATTCTTTGACTTGCGCACTGGGCTCAATTTACAGAATTGGCCGTAAATTACCAAAGCCGGATTATCACATCCATAAAAGAAAATTTGTCCGCTTCGTTAAGAGGTGGCTCAAGAAAAATGTCAAGCCACTCGACCCGAATGTCGATGTAAGTGTTGACACATGGTTAGAAAGTACCACTTATTCCCGCAAGAGGAAAGAAGATTTGAAAAAGAAATACGAATCTTTAGATTTAGGTGAAAATGTTAATTGGGCAAAAATTGATTCAATGTTAGATTGTTATGAAGATTTACACAAACAATATGATGATATTAAGCTCACGCAACCTGAATTAAGAATGGATTTCAAACAATGGATTAATATTTCATCTAATAAAGAAGCTAATCCAATGGCAATCTATACCATGTTTTTATTAAAATGTTTTATTAAAGATGAAGGTTATCCTGAATCTAAAATGGCACGTGGAATATATTCCCGTTCCGACTTTGCAAAAGTCATTTTGGGCCCATACATAGCTTTAGCTTCTGCCCAATTGATGAAAACTCGACCAGAGTTCATTAAATATGTTCCCGTCCGAGAAAGACCAGCTTACATTCGTAATCGGATGAGATTTTTTAGCAATCTGTATAGATCGACAGATTACACATCATTTGAAGCGCATTTTACTGCAGAATTAATGAAAGATTGTGAAATGTTGTTATTTAAACACGTCTTTCAGAATTTAGCTGGCAGCAAAGTTTTACTCAGACTCATCGCTTGGATGAAGTTTGAATTACCAAACATTTGTATTTTTAAATTTTTTACTCTTTCCATCCGAGGCAAACGGATGAGTGGAGAAATGGACACTTCGTTGTCAAATGGTTTTTCGAACCTAATGTTTCTTTATTATATTTGTTATGTTCATGGAATATCAGA